GCTCTTCAGCTGATAGATTGTCAAGACTTGTAGTCTCAACATTAGACTCCATTGTTAGTGTGTTTCCTTCCATTTATTCTTCTGGTGGTGGTGTTGATTGTCCCTCTAATATCTGAGGGTTTTTACTTGGGTCCATCATAGGTGAGTTCATCAGAGCTGGTGTGCCTTCTATGGCTGTCTGTTCAGCTTGCTGTGCTGCTGCTTGTTGCTCTTCCTGTTGTCTCTCTTCCATACTCTTAACTAAGTTTAGTACATCTATACCTTGAGCTGCTGCCAATCTCTTGACTACCTCTTCTGGATTAATGTATGTAGCTATAGCTTCTGGTCCCATAGTCTGTGCTATGGTTTGTAAGAAAGCACCTAATGCTTGAACATCTTGTCCTCTGCCTAGACTATTTATACCAGCGACAATGATAGGCTTCACCATACCTTTGGGTATACGTGGTATCTCTCCTGTCTTCTGGAATATACTAAGCTTTCTATTTAAATATGGTACTAAGAACTCAACCGTGAGCAGTCCGAATAGGCCGCCGAGCTGTTGCTCTAGTTCCATCTGTGTCATACGTACCTCTTCAGCTGTTGTACGTTCTGACTGTCGAACTGACAGGATCAGGAACGCTTCGTTCAACCGCTTCTCTAGAGTCTGCATATGCTGCAACGCCGTGGCGAAGTCAGCTGTCTTACCTACCTGTACTACACCAATGTCATCTGGTCTGCCCTGTACGATAGCTCCATTACCAGCTGCCGCTAGTGTCTGTGGCTTGGTAGTACTAGATGGTGATACAGTAAATACAACCTTAGCGGCTGCTGCACTACCTTCTACTATAGCTTGAGACAATGCTTCGAGAGACTTAAGATCTCCGATGAACTGTCCTACTCTACCTCTACCATATGCTTCACCATCTACTGTATTAAAACGTAGTGGTAGCCATGGTGTACTATCTACTGGTGACTTACCTTGTGACCCGGGTATCATTTTACCATGTACCTCTTGGTTCCATACAAATCTGTTGTTGTCTCTTCTGACATGTGTGTAGACATCACACTCTTCTTCTTCTGGATCTCCGTCTACTAGATCATAGTTCATTTTGTCTGGAGCTATGTCTTTGTAGTTAGGAATTAGATCCTTATTGATTCTTTCTTTTGTGACAATTTCAATCACCTGTCCGTTGCCATCTCGTTCTATCACGAAGCGATTAAGAGGATATAATTTCAGTCCTATCTTACTCATAAAGATAAGTGCATTACCACCTACAACGAGATGTTGTAATGCTTGGTGTATTACTACACGATCATCTGATGCAGCGATCGCATCAAGGATGGTGCGTTCTATCTTTGCAAATGATAAGTCAAGTTCTGATTTTACTTCCGGACCAAACTGTTGTCCTAACTGAGACTCATCTAGCTGTAGCTTAAAGAAGCTAGTCTGTGGAGGTACGAGTGATAGAGATAGCTTTGATGCTAACGCTACAACTCCTTTAGCCCCTACAGACTGCCAAGGTGTCTTCAGTTGTTTCATACCTTTCGAGTACTCTTCGTGTCCTCTGATAAGATATGGTAGTGTAAGTTTAGTTGCGTCTTCTGCTTCATTCAAAAACTGGGAACGATCACTGGATAAATTATCATACCTAGATTTTGCTGTCATGATTTAAAAATAATCTCTTCTAAATGATCTGAACCTTCTTGGTGCACGCTGCTGCTGTGTTCTAAACTGCGGCAACTGCATCAAGTTTGTAATACCTAGCTGTGCTAAGTTTTGCATATATGATTGCTGTTGTATCTGTTGTAGGTTACTGGTGTCAGTACCTGTCTGTGTGGGTGCTGTGTATGTTGGTGTTTGTGGTATCAGTAACTCTTCCATAGGTGTAGTTGTACCTGTTGTACCTGTGCCACGAGTAGGAGTAGTTGATCCTGATGATCCTCTTCGTCCACCAAAGTTAGGTAATACACCTCGGATAAGTGAACCGGCAGTTGGTTGACCTCCAGCTCCTATTGTTTTTAAGAAAGCTTGGGACTGATTATAAGTAGAAGAACTTGGATCTCTTCCAGTGTTTATGATGTTAGATGCTAAGTCAACTGCGTTGTTAGTACCCGGTAAGTTACCAGTTACTACGTCTTGACCTAGATTAGATAATCTAAAATTACCTAAGCCACCAATGATACCCATTTCTTTTTGGTTAATACCTTTCAGTTGTTTAGCGTCAGCCTTGAGAGAATTTTGTATCTGCTGTTGTGTAGATAAATTTGGATTTTCTTTTATTTGATACCCTAATTTTTTTAAAGGCTCAAGGTTAGGATCTCTACCTATCATCATATCTGAAACAACTCTACGATTGTTAGCAGTGTCGTCAGTTAACTTATTATAATTATCAGAAAAAAAGTTAACTGTTTGATCTATTGGTTTCTGAAAATCTGATGTACCTGTGTAATCAGTTAGTGATCTATTATATAAATCAGTACCTTTTGCAAAGTTATATACGTCCGCTAAACCTTGAGTATCTTTAGGACTTAGGTTAGCTACTGCGTCAGCTAGACCATCGTTTTTAATATCTTTAGCAAACTCAGTAGATCCAGCAATGTCTTGCATACTTATGTCCTTGTTCTGTGCAAGATTCATAAGATCCTTTCGGTTATCTATTGCAAACTTAGCTAGGTTTCCTTCTTTTCCCCCAGTCAACTCACTGATGTTGTCTCTTGCTGTATTAAATGAGTCAATGCTGCTTGTTAATTGCTCGCCAAATGGTGTTGTTCTACCACCTAGCCTATCTAAATCAGTACCAACTACTGCATCAATACCTCCAAGAAATCTATTACCTAGAGTTCTGCCTGTTGCACTACCGCTTGTAGTTTCTCCTTCACTTGCTTCAGCTGACGAGCCACCGATGTTTAGTCCACCAGTTTGTTCACCCTTAGCTTGTTGTGCAGCTGATAGTCCTGTTGCTGTACCAAGTATAGCTGCTGATCCTCCAGCGGTTGGACCTGTTTTTAACATTCCCGGTGTAAATGCTTTAGCAATAGTCAATGGGTTCACACCTGTTATACCAGTTTTAGTCAGAGTTGGTCGTACTCCAGCCTTAAACGCTGCATTACCGAGAGTCATCTGACTTACCTCTTGACCTAGACCTACCTTATTTAATCTACCAGCCGCACCTCCTGTCATAGCTGCTGGTATAGCAACAGAGCTAAAGTTTCTTAATGCCTGTAAGTTTGCATCTTGAAACTTAGGTAACGTAGGTACGTTAGGTATCTTTTTACCAAAACCAAGTAGACCTTGAGGACCCATGTTTTTAAATGAGTTAAACAAACCTACACCAGAATCTACCAAGCCAGCACCTTGTGCAGCTACTCTGTCTGCTGGATTAAATCTGTTACCTTGTAAGGTAGCATCTTGTCCGAACGTACGATTAAACGCATTGACGTAAGGTGTAGCTGTTAGGTAGTCAGCATTTTTATATCGTACTGGTCCTGTATCACGTGCTCCTACTCCTTTATAAGCAGGGTTGCTTGGCATCCCAGTACCGTATGTACCCGGAGCTGATAGTCTTTTCTCTGCTAGGTTAGCTGCTGCCTGCTCTTGACCAGCTGCACTTATATTAAATGAACCGGCTGGTACAGTGTTACCATACTGTGCGTTGTCTTTTGCAACCTGTGCAGATGTACCTCCAGCTGCTTTTAAGTTTCGGTTAGCTTGGAAAGCTTCGTTTCTTATTCTAGCTGCATCAGTTACTTGTTTTCTCTGCTGCTGTCGGTAGTTACCTAGAGTTGTAGTGCCTTTTTTCTTATCACCTTTCTCACCACCAGTCAGACCACTTAGACCTTTAGCTTCTCGATCTTTAAATCTTTTTTGTACTGCTGTAACCTGTTTCTCTTTCTTTGTTTTAGTCTTTTTACTTTTGTTTCCTTTTTTACCACCCATAATTTACTCCATTGGTACGGGTTTAGTTACGACAGAATAAGTTTCATTCCATCCATGTTTTGTTACCATCTTTTTAGCCAAGCCTTTACGACACATCGTAGATATATAATGACAACCTGTATCAGTTGCTATCTCTAGGAGTGACTGTTCAAATGAATCAGCCCACTCATCATATCCATAGCCAGTTTGTGTAGCCCAAGCATGTACATACAGCTCTTTCTTTTGAGGGTGTACAATCTCTTCAGCTACTATTACTCCAGCCAAGTCCCCTTGTTCGTCGATGCCTGCTAGCAACCAGAGCTGATCGTTCATAAGATCTTCCAGCATATCTGATGCTAGCTGCTCACCGAGACTATGGTCTAGTGCTTTGTCAATTAAAGGTTTGATGTGATGCCATGTACGTGGTAACTGCCATGGTTGTATCCTTTCAATTCTCATCCTTACTGACTCGTTTGTTATACCACTCGACCACCGAGCGTTGACCGGCTAAGTACATGACTTCGCCGATGCTCTGCTTCGGATGTGGATTAACGGGTGGGAAATTTTCATCTAGCTCTACTTGTATAGAACTAATGGTTGGTCCAATAATGGACTCAAGCATATTGTGGGAGGTTGGTGTTTGCATGTTCAAAGAATGCTGGCATGCGAGCTGCTTTTGTGTCAGAAAACTGTGGGGCTTTGCCCTGATACATTAACTGATCGCTCGCTTCCAGCCAAAATTTTTTGCTTAAATATTTATCAGTATGGTTTTCTGCTAGGGGTTGTAGTACCCATTGTATAGTTGCCTTCCGAAGCTTATCCAAAGAAGAGCTAGGAACAAGCCCCAACTCAGCACATACGAGGCTATTCGTCGCAACGTGTATTTGTTCATCTCTGGATATATCAGCTGATACTGTTCTAAGAGCAGCGTCACCAAGAAAGCGAAACATAGGTAGTAGAACAAAGAATATAGCTCGCTCTGCAACGAGGGCTTTTGTGATAGTGTGATCAGGGTGTTCAATCCAAGCATCTCTTAACCTCTTAGCTTCGAGCTCAGACTTAGGATCAGCCCCGTGGGCATCAACAATGTAACCAAGTGCGAGATCATGTTTAATCTCGTCTTGTACGTTAGATTCAAGAAGTGCCCTCGCTGTTGACGGGACAGTCCTCTCCAGTCCCTGAGAAATAAATTCTCCAACTGGTAGCTCCATATGACGTATTGCGAGTGCACGCTTGATGGTTTCTTCAGCACCTTCTTTTAATACTCCTTTTGTGGGTTGGACTGGTGTCCATGTTCTTTTTCTATTTTGTAATTTAATGTAGGGGTTCATGATGTTATCTAAATTGTGGTCCGTCCATCCATGCAACAAGACTATATCTTGTACCAGATGTGACAGGTTTAACTCTGTGTACCACCCATGATGGGAAGACACAGTATGATCCAGCCTGCATTGGAATTGTTATTTGTTTTTGATTGACGGGATTGTACATCTCAAACTCTCCTCCTTCAAAATCATCATTCACTAACAGTGATATGGATAGTTTTCTCGTACGTTCGTTAGGTTCTTTTGGAGCCTGATCTACGTGCCATCCATACTCTTGATTCTCTTCATACTTAGTCACTTGTATATTATCTGAAAAGTGTACTAAGTCATAATCAAAATAGTCGGTGTTGGCATTTATCATTATGTTATGTAAGATGCCAGCAATCCAGCTATCTACATATAACCAACTGTTAGTTGATGATCTTAAAGTACCATCACCTGTTGTGCTTGCTTGATAGTCACCGCTTTTACACGTTTCGAGTATCTCAGCAAGAATAGTTTTAGGTAAGTAGGGGGTAGAGCTTATACAAGTTCTTTCTGCGAAACACGTATTCATTGTTCGCAATCACATTCAATTTTATTTTCATTTAAAATTCCATCTAAGTAACTGTCAATGTCAGTGTCTGCTAACGCTGCGTAAGCATCAGACTTGTCCTGAACATCACCCATTACCTGAAGGCTGTAGTACAAAGAGGTTTGTGAGCTTCCTAGCCACTCCTCTATAAATGCTTCGTTGTATGTAACTACATCACTCCAAGAGTTGAAGCTGTAGCCATGAAGCAATCCTGTCCTATCGAGCATCGTCATGATTTCGTCTGCTACACGCTTGTATGCGTCCCATCCTACTTCACTTGCTATCTCAACGTCTCCGTAGCTTACCTGTGTTACTCCAAACTCGCCGGAGTCTCTGTCTACGGTTCTAGCTATTGGTGGTGCTATCTCGGGTGTGCATGTAAAGCCGTCTAGGTCTCTACTGCGATAGCTGCAACTGGCAGTGGGTGCAATAGCGAACGCCCTTACCATATTATTGTCTCTTGCTACTTGCGAAGCCTCGAAAATAGCTGCTTGAAGTGCCCAAGCTGCGATACCGGCTTCGTTGGCTGCACTAAAGCCTCGGTTAACGAGTCTAAGGGCTTCTCCGAAGTCTGCGTAGCTGATGTTGTAACGTCTGAGGAAGTTGGCAAGACCGAGCACTCCGAGCCCCACTTGTCTGTCGACTTCTGGGGTAAGGTATTCTCCAGATTCTCCAACACCTGTCCGGCCATGGAGATCACACAACTCGGACATGCCTGATACGAAAGCCTCTTGTAGGTTGTCGAGTGTACAGGCACCGAGATTGACATGCTGTAACAAGCAAGTCCCACGTGAGGGCAAGTATACTTCAAGACAGACGTTCCCATAGATACGCTGCCCGGTAGTGTCGTATCTGATTTTGTTGAGCCAGACATCTCCTGATTTGATTCCATAAATTAAAGCATCCTTAGTGTTTTGACTAGCAAACTTCCACATGTCTTCATCAATGTCGACACATCTCTTGACCCAAGGTAATTCAGATCTGCTTGCTGTTATAAAGTCTACCGCATCTGGATGTGATAGATCAAGGTGCAATACTATAGCACCATTTTTGTAAGCTCCACCTCTACGAAGTACCTCGTTGAAGGAAGAGTATATTTTGCCAAAGCTGACTGGGCCAGTAGCCACAAGTCCTTTGTCGTTTGTTGTTCCGGCTGGTCTAAGCTTAGATAGGTGGATTGCACAGCCTGCACCATAACGTAGTGCGTGGCTTGCGAATCTCCAACTAGCTTCGATGCCGTTGTTACCTTCCATGCTGTCTTCAACAACGAAGGTAGTGCATGACACAGGGAGTCTTGATGTAGGATCTTCTATCCAAGACTCAACCCTGCCAGTACGGGAGATTAAGTTAGACATGTTATAAAATAATACTGTTTTCTATTAAGTGTTTGAGTGAGTTAGTTAATGCAAAGTTCTGTCTTTGCAGTGCAAGGAAGACGGTGATTACATCTTCCTTCTTGTCATAATGTTTACGTAAGTTATCTTCAATCGTTCTCATCTTGAAGTCCTGTTCCACTGTTAATTTCAAAAGTGGATTCGGGGCTCCAGAGTCTGGGTTCTTGTTTCTTGGTATCATAGTCATCTATGGTAAGGATTTTAGCAAGCCTTGCATTTGTAAGGGCATCTGTTTCGGTCAGTCCTTTGTCTTCAAATGCTTTTACAACTGTAGCCCAGCTGTAGCCTTGCTTGTTGAACAATGTTTCTGCTCTCTTGACTCCGATGCCGGGGACACCACTGTATCCATCCGTCTGGTCGCCTGCTAGTGTCTGAATCATGTGCCACTTAGCACCTTCTTCTTCAGTGATAACCCAGTTATCTTCTAGGTTATATAATTTACCGGGTATCTGTTTCATGTCTTTGTCTGGTGACACAATAACATTGCCGGGGTGTGCTGTAGCATAGATACCCATGGCATCGTCTGCTTCTAGCTGTTTCATAATGATTACGTTGTATTGTATCTTTAAGTTAGATATAACACGTTTGTAACCACAGGGCTTTTTTCTATTTCGATGACCTTTGTAATCTGGGGAAATTTTTTTCCTAAAATTTTT